ATAATACGTGCCTTGATACCTTTATCTTTCAACAAGTTGGAAGCAGTCTCTAGTAGGTGCTTCTCAGTTTGTAGTTTCTCTTGTTCTTTGTTTAACTTACTAATTGCAGTTTCAAGAGTCTTGATCTGTACAGAGTTATCATCTTCCTTAGAAGTTTCTTCTGTTGCCTGTTGTAAGTCTAACTCTAATCCCTTAACAAAGTTACGTTGGGCTGAGATTTCACTTTGCTGTTTTGCAACTTCGATCTGCGCAACACGGACGGACTCTTGGACCGCAGTAATATCGTCTTGACGGACCTTAGCTTTAGTAAACTCCGATTCGAGTTTGGTAAGTCCCTCCGATGTTTCGGATATACTGTTTTGGGCCACATCCATACGATTTGTCCGTACTTCGTCTGAAATATCTTGATCGCATGTGGGACATACGCTGTTTTGTTCAAAGAAAGCCTTTTCTTTCTTAACCCGTCTAATCTTATCTTCAAGCGTTGACTCGAGGCGGCCGATCTTATCCAATCGTTTGACAATTTCTTGTTCATCCGATATAGAATTGAGGTCAGCGCTGATTTGCGATAGTAAGTCTGCGACGACTTTTTCATGTACATTTATCTTTGACTCCGAGTCTACAATACGTTGATTAATCATATCCAACTTAGACTTAACATCATCGTTAACCTTATCACGATTCTTCTTATAGATATAGAGCTTCTCTGAGGCTAGCTGTGTGTTATGTTTATTAGTGGATACGGCTTCCTTGTTAACATCCTGCTTCTCTTTCAAGATATTATTCATAGCTGTAAAGATTTTGATATCCAACAACTCTTCAATAATCTCTCTACGTTGCATAGACGGTAGTTGCATAAAGGGTGTAAACGATGCATTGCCCAGGATAACAATCTGTGTGAATGCAGTGAAGTTTACTTTAAGGATAGCTTCCTCAAGGTAGGATTGATAATCTCTAGCTGAACCTGGTTGGTTGACCAACTTATCATCCATGAACACTTCAAATGGACTTGAGCCATACTTCTTAATCTCACGATAGATTTTATAACGATGTGAACCAATAGTGAATTCAACCTCAACAGCGGCGCCCTTACCATTGATGCTATTAACAAGTTGCTGTTTGTTGATCTTGCGAAATGCTTTGCCGAACAAACCAAAACACAGGGCATCTAATAACGTACTCTTACCAGAGCCATTATCGCCTACAATAAGTGTTGTGGGTGAACGAGTGAACTGAACTTCAGTCCAAACATTGCCAGTAGAGAGAAAGTTCTTCCACCGGACTGTTTCAAAATGAATCATATATTAAAGTGCTTGAGATAGAAAGTATGCTTCTAGTTTATCAAATCCACCTACGAGTGTATCGCCGTGAAAGATCTGAGGTACAGTTCGTGCTCCAGGAACCGCATTGAGCAGCTCTTCTTTCAGCATAGCGTCCTCTTCGATATTCTTCTCTGTGAATTCGATTCCTTTGATCTTTAGGAATTCTTTGGCCTTAACGCAAAATGGGCATGCGTTTTTACTATAGATGGTCCAGTTCATGATATCTCCATATTGACAGCATCATTATATAAATCGGTCATTAGCTTATTCAATTTATTATTATCCCCTCCAAACTCTAAAGAGTCAACATAGTGATGAAGAATAGTTAGTGTATCCTCTGTTTCATCCATAATCTCACTATCTTCAAGTTGGTCCATATGTTTATGCGCCTCGACTACAGACACATGGATAGGATTGACCTTATCCAACTTATCCATCATTAGATCGAATGCATAGGGATTAGTTTTTTCTTCGATGATTACTTTGACATACGTATCAATATATTTGTCGTAATCAATGTCAGTTACCTGTTCAATAGACTTGTCAACGTCATTGTACTTAACTTTATGAAATAGTCTATATGGGTTAGGAATAAATTCAAGCTCACGAGTATCAGTATCAAAGATATGGAAACCACGAGGGTCGTCATAATCCGACCAGGTAATCTCGTAAGGAGTTCCGAGGTATTGGATATTTTCTCGCTTAGAACGTGTATGAAAGTGCCCGCTAAATACACTATCAAACCTGCTAAAGCTATTATAATCCATTCCATGTGCATTAGGTACGCCTTTGTACATTTCGAATCCAGCGATTTCAAAATGACCCATAACGACCTGAGCTGTAGTAGTATTTAGCATATCCATGCTTTGTTTGTAGTTTTGATTATTAATCCAAGGCATCAGAAGGATATTTGTACCATCAAACTCAACTTCCGTACCCTCTGTATAGATGTTGACATCATATGTAGAAGAGCCTAGAAGTTCTTCCATACTATTGACTTCGTTAGTATTTTTAAAGTAGACATCATGGTTACCCACAATGACATGTAGCTTTGCGCCGATACGTTGAAGCTGTTCCACGAAGTTTACACGAAAGTGTTTTGCAATCTGGAAGTTAATAAACTTACGCCGTTCAACAACATCACCAAGATGGATCACAGTATCAATGCTGTTCTCCTCAAGATGAGGAAAGAACACATTATCATAAAACTTCTTGATGTGGTCATGGAAGGCACGTGAATCATTACGTGCACCCCAATGCGTATCAGTGATTAGTGCGATTTTCATTTCTGATTTTAGTAGCCGAGATAGCCTCGACATCCTCTCCTAAGTACTCTTGCTCAATGGTATAACCTACATCACGACCATATGTAATGTGTGTAATGTTAGGCACTACCTGGAAATCATATTCCTTACCATAGGTATAGCCCTCTTCGTCTAATTTTTCAACAATTTTTTCCATACGCTCTTCTGGCGTCCAAGGGTCCTTGTGTGTCATCTTTGTATCACGCATCATAATGATTACTTGACCAGTTTTTTGAACGGCCCGTTTAAATAACTCTGTATGCCCTTGATGCCAGGGTTGGAATCTTCCAAGGAGCTGAGTAGTTGGTTTTTGTCGATCCATTTTTTCACTCTAATATTATATTCGGTCTTCACAGGTTTCTGGAACAGCTTGTTGGTGTCTTCAAACCTACCCTTCTTAATCGTGTCCATCCATATCACTATATCAGGTGCACAAATGTTTCTATGTCTAAGTGTAGGACATATAAAGTCTAATATACCCCACTGCTTATTCATATACAACGCTTGAATTGTACGGCCTCCTGAATCAAAGTCCCAGTTGTTTTCTTTCTCTCTGACCACGTCAGCGTTATGATGTGGAAGATGAAAGTGGTATGCTAATTCCTTTGCTAATGTGGTCTTACCAGAACCTGGCAGTCCCATAATTAAGATTTTCACTTCTTAGCAGCTTTCTTTGGCTGTCGCTTCTTACGTTTATTTTCTTCAAACGACTGAATAAACTGATCCATATATTCCTGTGACCATTCACCATACTTAACAGAGCTATCACCTTTACTAGTGTTGTCACCACCAGGTGCATCAGTAAGACCAAAGATATTGGCATTCTCTGTCAACTTATATTTGATGTATAGATTCTTCTTCTCCTTCTCAATCCTACGGAGGAATGCAAAGTAGATAATCTGTGTAAAGTATGCGAAGGGATTATTAGATTTATCTGGATTAAAGTTATCAATGTATTGCAGGCAGTTTTCAATACCATCGTTAATCATATCCTCACGGAATGTATAGTTAATAAAATTAGGCTTATGAGATAGATGTGTAGCAATCTTCATAATGCAAGTTCCAATATAGTTTGGAACAATAGGACGCTCTTTGTCAGCTGCCTGCGCAGCTTGGACACTGTTCCGGAATTCAATCATAGCTTGAAGGAATTCTTTATTGTTTACATAATACTTCTTTGGTTTTTTAGATCTAGCCATTAGTGTACTTGTCTCTCAGTATTAGCAGACATAACATAATCATAGAGTTCTTCTAACTCGTCATTATCCATTTCCCTGCCCCTCAGAGCCTCCTTAATAATTTCATTTGCTTGCTCATACTCTTCTTCATCTGCTTGAAACTGAGCAATTAGTTTCTTTGTGTCTTCATTAATATCAACGATAGTTGAGATATCTTTAGTTGCAACCCAGATGCTTGTCATTTCTCTCATTGGCATCCAGTTTACTAAACTAGTCTGTACTCCATAACTACCACGTTCCTGTATAATCTTATATGTTTCGAACAACCTTACTTTGCTCTTATTATGGACCATTGACTCCATATCAACTTGGGCCACAATTTGTTCGCCGCTAGTAAACCGTATTAGTTTGAGTTCCATTGAGCTTTACCTTATAAATTTTATAGTTGAACTTCTCATCATTGTATATCTTAATACGTTCTGCGAAATGTTTCAACGTGTAGTTTGGTTTGGCTTTCCACGTAATATCGTCTGCAATATCAAAGAGCGTAGCTTGCTGCTTGGCTTCGATTCCTGCTGCTTCGTCTCCTCCACCTTTTCTGAGTCCTCGTCCGATGGATTGTAGGGTTCTGATTCTGCTTTTGGTTGGACTGGTGAAGACGATGTTGTGCAAGCGCTTAATATTAATACCAGTACTAAAAGTACCGTAACTGGCCACAATAATGGCGTCTTGCTCTTTTTCTGTGATGGCACGTACACTCTCTCTGGTATCGGCATCTGTTCCTCCATGTACATAGAAGACCTGACGACCTTCTTCTGCTCTTTCTCTGATCATTTGTTCTAGTACCTTACCATGCTTCTCCACGAACTGGAATAACATCAAGGTATTACCTTCTAAAGATAAAGCTAGATTTGTAAGGAATTTATTTCTTTCCTCATTGCGTACGATCCAATCTACTTCATCTTGATACTTAGCATCTTTAAGTGCCTTGCATGATTCATCTGTATGTTTCAAAACAATGGCTTTGATGTTAAAGTCTGCTAATTGCTTCTTATCTATAAGTTCCTTCGTTTTGACAACTTGCTTAACAGGACCAAACAAACCTTCTAGTACTAATTTATGAGTCTGTGCCCCATCCAATGTACCAGTCAAGCCAAATCTATACTTACATGATGTCAGCTTTGTCATGATAGATGTCAACGACTTAGCTTTAAATAAATGTGCTTCATCACCTACAACACAATCAAACTGATCAAAGTAACTCTTTGGCTGCTTGTAAATTGACTGCCATGTCGATACTGTGACTTGTTCTAATGCATTCTTATCTACACCGGAAGTGATACAATGAACATCCTGGTCATATCCATAGTCCTTAAAATCCTTTGCCATTTGCATCACTAGTGATGTTGTAGGCACAATAACTAGAACTTTACCGCCAGGTTTTACCGCAAAATGTTGTGCTAGCATGTAGATAATCAATGATTTACCTGAAGCTGTAGGCGATACTAGAACACCTCTACGGTTCCGTACAGCATATGTAAATGCTTCTCTCTGATACTCTCTAGCTTCAAATGGTAGTTGCAGTTCCTTCTCAAACTCTTTAGTATCTCTCAATGACCAGTTATCCGCAGCTTCGATATTGTTATCTAGCTTAAGCATATACTGACGCTCTTGACAGAACTTAGCTACATGGTGTATCAGACCATAGTATAGTGTATGGTTCTTGTTATTGAACAAACGGATCTTACCGTCCCATACCTTGTTACGATACTGAGGCATAAACTTAGCACCTGGTACTTCAAACGTAAAGTAATCGGACAGCTCTCGTAGCAAACCTTGGTCAGCAAACAACTCAAGGTATACTTCGTCTTTCTTTCTTGCGATGATTACATCATCTATTTTTTGTACTAAGTCTCTCATTCAGCAAAGTTCGTTAGCTTCCGCCAATCGATAGCATTCTTAATAGCGAAGCCTCGATTATTAATAGCCTTGAGAATCTCCTCTAGGACACCAACAGTTTCTTCTAGTACTGCTATCCTGGAATTAAGTTTCATCATATCTGCATCTGCCTCAACATACTGTGGCAGATCGTTCTTCAATACTGTCTTAGGCCAGGGTTCACGTTTAACACGTTCAAGGTCTTCGACGTTATTCAGATCACCTCTGTAGTAATCTGATAGAGTGATCCATAGCTCTTTCTTCTTGATTGCTGATGCGCGCATGCGAATACGTGTATCTGTTA